GCGGCTCTATCGACTTGGAAGAAATTACTTCCTTAACATAGCCCAACTTCAAGAAGCTCCTAAGCGAAGTCTCAGGCAGATCGTCACAGAATCCACCGGCCTTGATATTCCGAATCTTCACCTTTGCTCGTTGCTCATCTGTTAACTTAGACAGCCCACCCGCCTTCTGGACAATTTTCAAACTTGACGCATCTGGGTATGAAATCCCTACGACAGCTTTGAGCCTCATTTATCGAACCTTTCATTCCCGCATGCTTTACAGAGAATAATCTTCATCCCGCCGAATCCCTCATGAACATGCTGCTTGTCAGGACTCGCTCCGCATTTGTCACAGGCCGTCACGACTGATCTTTCGCGAATGTTGAGTTCAACGCATAGACCGGCCTTCCACTATCATCGACCTTCAACAAGAACGGCGACGTTGGCCGAGCGTACTCATAAAACGTACTCGACAATGACTCAGCGTCCACCTTTCCAAGTGCTACGTGAGCCAGTTCGCAATTCGCTCTCGCGGTATCGTAACTAGCGGCCCTAGACAAGAACTGAATCGCCGGAAATTCTCTTCCATTTCCAACCGCCCCGAACTCCTTCTCGGACGCAATGCCCGGAGTCAGAATTACCGCCATAGCTGTGTCCGGTGTAGCTTCTGGTAGGGCATCCTCAAATAAATCTGTACCAACAGCAGAAGCCACACTCTCTGCCACAAGATACGCCGTAACCTCAGAAATCGTTGCCATTAGCCGAAATACAGAACCGTCACATACGGAGCATTGTCAGAATCGACCATCGCCTCCGCTTTGATTATCGGACGAATCACACTTCCCGGAAGCGTGATCTTGTCCTTCTCGTCAAATGCCGTTGTCCCAAGTACCACCAACTGCGTACTCGACACCTTCTCATTTCCGGTAGAATCCAATACCTTCGCCTGTTTCTCGTAAAGCAATCCAGTCCTCGAAACCCCTGTCGAATAAGTTGGTCTACCTTGGCGATCCCGAGTAGTTGTAGCAGCCTCATGAGTAAACGTCGCCTGTAACCCACCATCATTCGTGATGGACTGCGCGACCACTACTCCGTCGTGAATCGCATTTGCCAAGCTCATGTCCTCACCAACTCTGCCGTCATCTGACCCCGTTTACGAATACTATGAAACCAGCTATCTTCAAGCATGTAATACACGGCGTCCGGTACAACCTTCGCGCCTTTCTTACCACTAAAGGTGAGAGACACGGGACCAGCCTTCAAATTCGTTATACCCTTCGTTGACACAGCATCGTCGGCCATTCTGTCAGCAGCGATAATCTGACGAGCAAACTCAGCCGTCGCATCTCTCACGTCATTCGGAATTGAATCCGAATCCATCGCGTTACCATTCCTGTCCCACATGCCTATCCTCGGCCAGTTGAGAACCTGTATCACGTCAGACGGTGCGCCAGTCCAAGCGACATGCTCGTCCATTAATCTCGTTGCCATCAACAATGCCTGATCCTTTAGGTCGTTGCTGGCCCCAGACCATGTCGTGCTACTCTGAGGGTGGTTGTCGTCGTACTGTGTCGCGTTAGCCCGAGTGCAATACGTGTTCGCGTCTGATGCACCAGCCGTGGCGACCAAAGCTGAAACGGCCATAATCGTCTATCGTCTTTTCGACTTGGGAGTCACTCTAGCAGCAGGAGCCTTTTGATACTTACCGGCGTCTTCCTCGTTAACGACAATCCTGTTGCCCTTAGAGTCCACGACTTGCACTGTCTTGACGGTTCCCATAACAGACCTCCAATGAACAAACGGGTCGGAATTCGCTAGGATGAACCCCGACCCTTTTCGTTCTCCGTTAATTATCCAGCCATACGCGCAGCAAGTTCGCGTCGAACAAGCTGTGCGCCGTAGAGGATATCAAACGAATATCTGGTCTGTTTATGCTGGCGAGTAACTTCCAGCCTGAGCGTTAATCCGCTCTCAGGGTCGAAAGCACTTTCAACTAATGAGCCGAGCCTACGATCCTCGTCATTTGCAGCCAGTGGGCGTGTCGCGAACGCGAACGCATCACGATGGAATGCAAGATTCACGACATGATCCGCCTTGAATGTTAACGCAGCATTGTCGGCCCACGCCACCTTAGCAGCAGGATACATAGTGATCACTGTTGCCGTTGAGCTTGACACAGCATATGTCTGCGTATCACCCGCAACCGTAAACACGTCGCCACTGGCTGGAGCAGTTCCGCCGCCGTCCCACGTAAGTGTCGTATCACCAACGCTCACGGAAGCATCATTAACAATGATCGTGCCGGCACCAGTGTTTGTATGCGTTGGTACATTCTGACTCATGGCCCACAATGAACCGAGCTTCCGCCCGATTTGGCCGTTAGAAATGACACCGTCACCTCCACCGTAACTCGCATCCTGAAAGGCGCGAAGATTGATCGCGTTCGCCTCTGCATCTGGGTCAATGACAACGAATCTCGGTTCCATCGGAGCAAGTTGATTCGCCAACTGCTTCCTCGCATTGGTAAACACGGTTAAATCAGACGCGAACGGTGTAGTACCAGCGACTCCAGCATATCCATAAACCGTTGAATACTTGCCCCAGATATAGCTATCGACATTGTTCGCCAGAGCCTTGATCGCCTCTGACGCTTGCATCGGAATCGTACCGTCCATAACTTCCATTCTCTCCTTATCGGTAAGGTAGAACGGAGCCTCATACCACTGATCCAAGGCAATGCTGACCTTGGTCGGCGCACTGTCTGAATTCGCTGGTGGCGTAATGGCAGGGCTGACGGCTACTGCCGCGATAGACGAAGGAATAGGAACATCAATCGTTGAACCCTTCTCGCCTGCCATTTCATCATACGAGCGATTCACCACTCTCGGCATGACGACTTGCTCACGAAGAGCCAGAAGACCCTGCGCAAGAAGTTTTGGTATTACTTGTGTCCAAGTGTTAGCCACGGTCTCTCCTTCTCTGGTTAGGATCTCCACCGGAGACAGGAGCGACACCGTCACTCCACTGCGATTAGACTACCTCATAAAATACTTGTTCGCACCTTTTTTATTTGGATATTTAATTTCGCTTACGCAACCGGTGCCTACTCTCCGCGATTCGCTGAACGAGAAACGGTAACTTTACCTTTAGCGATCGCCTCAAGATTCCTTGCGAACTGTTTGACTGACGGATCTCTGAGTTGACCAGATTTTAACCTAGCATCCGGCCCACTCTGATCCTGATCGCCAGTCGATATCGAAGGCTTGAACAAATGCGTCCCGCCGTCCCTCTGAAGACCGACTAGCCATTCCGACAGAACGTATGGCTCATCCGGTCTGTCCGTCGAGAATTTTACCATTCCGTCACTTACGATTCTCGCACTTCCTTCGTGTAACTGAAATCCGGCAATTACGGCCCTACCTAACACGTCGTCAATGGCTTCAATCCTTACACCAGCATCAGACGCCGCCTTGTTTACCAACCCCTTAAATGTCGCCTTATCCAAACTGAGCTTCGACTGCGATTCTCGTTCCTGTGACTCATTCAGTTGCGCCTGTATTGGCTTAACGGCATTAGTGATGGCTTCCTGTATCTGGCTCGACAGGTCTGAATTAGTAACCACTTTCGCAGACTTCTTTTCTAGCTCGACTTGATCTGAAATAAGTTTTCGGTAAATCTGTGGATCAACATTGGAAAACTTTGACTCAATATCTTCCAGTTTACCCGAAAGCGAAATCTTGTCCTTTAATAGCTGGACATTGTTGTCGCGAAACTCAACCACCTTGGACCCTAGATCCGTCTCTCTCTTTGTTAAACCTTCGACCGATAGCGCAAATACACCATCGCTTTCGACATAATGGTCCCTAACTGGTTCCGGCAATTCATCGAATTCTTCTTGGCCCTGAAGCACAGCCTTAAGTGCCATATATACGTCCTTCCTTATTCATTGGAGTCCTCTCCCCTTACTTCCTGAATAATGTTCTGAAGGCTTACGATAGCCTTCATTACATTCCTTACAGCATCTTGAATCTTTTCGTTATCTAAAAGCTCTTTGCCGGCTCCAGCTTCAACCGTTTCCAAAATGCTGCTCACGGTCGCGACCGCAGCATCTTCCTTCGCTTGACCTTTTCCAGCCTTAAAGAACCGCTCAATCGAATTGACCGCAGACACGACGTACGGCAAGAGCTTTAATCCGATCTGAATCCATCCACTCATAAAACTCTACTCCTCTCCTTCTGCTTGAAAATAATCTTCCTCTTCCTCATCACTTCCTTTACCGCCACCGCCAGATGGGACAAGCTTCCGTGGCTCCGCTGCGCCCGGATTGTCATCACTAGACGCAATCAATTCCTTCTCTTCTTCTAGAGTTCGACCAGCCTGAATCCATTCGCCCTGCTGCAAGTTCCAGAACAGCGTATCATGAGATACCGCGCCAGATTGCCACGCAGCCACAAGCACCTGAGCTTCTTTCGGATCTAGGCGCGTATCGAAGAAATCCTTATTCAAGTTAAACGATACCTGCTCTTTTACCTCATCGACACCAGCCCACCATGCGTGCCATTTCATTACCTGCGCGACACCTAAATCAAATGCAGCCGCCATCGTTGACAGTACGGAATACTCAGACGACGAACGTATCCGTAGAGCCTCTGCTGTTTCTGTTGACTTTTTCTGCTGCTCGATGATCCGTGCGCCCAATGCCGCCATGCGGTCTTGTTTGGCTGCGCTTAGTCGCTCAATCGACCCAAGACCATCACCCGTGTACTCCAACATACCTGCCCTAGCGTTTGCCTCTGGCAGAATCCATGCCGTCGCGCTACCAATCGGTAGGCTCCCTTCAATGTCAACACCAGACACCCACGGCGTTGGAAGACTTGTCAGATGTGCCCCATGCTCATGATCTGCACTTGTCCGATAGTGGCTTAGGTTTACTTCGACTAAATCCAACAGCGGCGGCTTGTCAATGCTCGGCGTCAGACTGCTCGGCGCGAAAAACTGAAACGGGATATAGGTTAGCGGTTCACCTTTTCGTAGCGGGACAAACGGGTCAGTGATTTCCTCCCACGCATCTCCACCCACAGCACTCAAGTCAACCTGTTTCTTTTTGGGTTGGAAGCGTCGAATCTGGTAGATTGGATTTTCGGACTCTGCCTCAAGAAGCTCAAGTACTCGAACCTGCGGAACCAGCACCGGAACCCACTCATCTTTCGGATTGTCCTCTTCAACTGTTTCGGATAGCACCACTCTCGACAGGCGTTCCTGTCCACCAATGACCACAGTTCTCCAACTAAGAATGTCCTCCGCCCTTCTGGGTATCCAGTATGGCCTCGGCGTCGTCATTCCCGGCGGTGGCGTATCAGTCATTTCCAACTGAATACCAAACCGTCCCGTAATCAACACCTCTTGAAATGCCGATAACGCAAACGCCTCAATCGGCTTCGCCGTAAGCGTGACATCCCTTAAATCTTCCTCTATATTCGACGGGAATTCTAAAGTCGGCTCTGAGCGGAAAACCGCACCCAATAGCCCCATGACTGTCCGGGCTGTTGCATTGTAAAATTCGGCCCTCTTAACATAAGCGTCGTAATTACTTGCCACAGATGGCAGATACGTTACACCTCTGGCTTTCACAGCATCGCTGCCCTCAAAACAATCTCGACACCTCTGCCACCTTGGAAGGGCGATCTCGTATTCGATTCTCGGAGAATTTACAGGCATACTATTTCCCTATCGCATTCTGCCTAACCTGCTGAATCCACTCAAACGGTTTCGCTAGCAGTAAGACAAGTCCTAAAATCAGACCACAGATCGCTATCAATACCGATCCGATAAATCCAAGAATGATCGTTAGAATCTTCCCAACAACGAAAATAACATACGAGAGCAGAACAGATAGAAAGACTTTCACGACTTAATCATCATTGTCAAGCGGAGTAACCATTGCCGCATAAAAAGTTGGCACGTTTTTTAATGTGAACTTTTCCTTGCAAGTTATTGATAAATAAAGACTTATCGTGGACCCCGTAGGATGCCGTATAAGCGCATGCAGGGCAGTCGGCAATGCTAAGGCATGGCCGAAAAGTGCCGCTCCTGTAAGTTGTTGATTCCATTGTCTTTACACATTTCGTGAATTCCTATTCCTAAAATCGGAATCGCTTAAAACGACGCCAGCCGCCTCGGGCGCAAATGCACATCCATTAATCAGAGTCAATAGAAAACTTTAAAGAAATGTCATTTTCCAAACAAAAATAAATCAATTTTATTTTCGACCGTTTTGCAGCTTTGCTTCTTTCTTGATTGCCGCAATCGCTTTCCGATTATACGCCTCTTTCAGAATTATCGCAGCAACACTCTCACGGAATTTTTTCATTCTCTCCACTCCTTTAAGTGCTATCCGATTTTCGCCGCATTCTCTCCGCAGGTATTTATAGCCAGTTTTTGTCATCCGGCAGTCTTCAGACATGGACTCAAGTTCATCTCCACGCTTGTCCGCGAGCCAAATCATGAACTTAGCTTCCTTCTCTGCATTGGGCGAAGTCGTATACGCGCACAGACACGCCCACACAACGTCCTCTCTACTGAAAGCCCTATGAAGCGGATCGCCCTCCTCCTCATGAAAAGAACGTGAAGAGAAAAGCATCTAATCCTTCTTTGGCGTTACCTTGCGACGTACGACAAAAGTTCCAATCGCAATAATCGTACTCACCGTCACGGCCAACTGCTCCGCTGTTAAGTCAAGACCAAACGCGCCAGCCAATGCAACAGCAACCGCGATAACCCCATGCCATGCAACAGGCTCGTCACTTGGTTTAATCATATTCCTTACCGCCCTCACAACCTTGCCTCGATGCATTTTCCCAACGCTCATATTCTTGAGAACGTCAGACACGACCTGACCAACGACCCAGCCGGAAATCTTTGATTTGATACCCATGCTCACGGAATGTCGTCCGGAAGATCGACAATGCCGCCCTTTAGTCGAATCTCGTCAATCTCCTTCAGTAGATCATTCCACATCTGGCGATGTGCATCATCGAAGTCGTCCGGGGCTGGCACAGCATCAACCGATCCGGTATTAGTAAGTCTAATAGCAATATCTTTAGTCATCTGGATCATCTCGTCATGGGAGACTGCTGGTTCTGGGTGTATCTCATCATGACGAACAAACCGAACTCCATCAGCCGGTTGCGTAAAGTATTCCCGCGATTCTTTTGCCGACCTGCGTTTAGCTGACATCTCTATAACATCTCCAATTGCACAACTGTGATCTCACCTTCCACTTTTCGTTTTTCAATGCTCACTGCTCTTTTGCGCCATTTAGCGAATGTCCGAACTTCCTCCACTGTTTGATCGGCTGGCCTGATAGCCATTACTCTCAACTCCTCAGTCGTTGCCTTTACGTCATAGTCTAGCGTTTCGTATCGTTCTGCTCCTATTTTAACCTTCTTCCTTCCAATGACTTTATATTTCGCATTGTGCGGAATTAGAAACTCCAACTCATCTGGGTGTGCAGAAATGTCTCCAATAAACATACCGCGCTTAGGCTTAATCTCAAACACCGTGCCACCGACTTTTGTTGTTCCTTCAGTATACCCTCCCCAATTTTTCGCCATCAGTGGGTTCATCGTAGTCGATTGGAATCCCGCAAGGTCGATCACGTCGCCATCTTTGAACACACTGAAAGCACGATTCGCTTCTTCTGAAGAGGCAGTGTCTCCGACACCTCTCCATACTAGCTCTGGAGGCGGCGGTTTTGGTGCGTCATCTATGGCCCGTTGTATTAGCAAGTCTTTATCCGTCAGTTGCCTATTGGGAAAGTCCCGCAGTCTCTGGTTAATGGAGAAGAATTCGACATTGGAATACTTTTCGATTTCTTCTTGTGTTTTTTTCGGAAGCCTCTTGACATATTCACGATACCTCTTCTGAACTTGTTCCTGATATTCCTCGGACCCTGTATACCTCACCATACTATCTGATACAGGCCATGCTTCTCGCGCCTCCTTCTCCAGTCCGTCAACGGCCCGAGCAGTACGCTTATAATCCCTAACTCCCTTAGCGTCCAAACCCTCTTCGCCTTTGGCGAGAAAGCTTTTCCACTTCTTCCTATCTGTAATCTCCAGCGGTGTCTTTTTTGTCCATTTGGCGACAATCTTAGCTGGCGTTCCTGCTGCTCCACTATTGTCCCACAGTGTAAAGCTGTCAAACAGATCGTCCGTTAGCGCATCTGGAACAATCCTCGACACCGATGCATGAGTGCCACGTAACACCTTTTCTGGAACATAACGACCTGTCCTCTTGGCTCTCCCAAGCATTCGTCCCATTGCATCATCAGCGGGAATACTTACATAGTTCCCAGTGACTTTCGTCGCGCCATTTGCTCGATATCCAGCCACCTTGCCCTTGAGCTTGTTGTAAGAATTGTCACCAGTGCCATCGGCGATCACGTTTAATTTTCGTCGTTGGCCTTCAGTGATAATTCGCTTCGCAAGATCGCTTGCCTCTTCATGTGTAATAGCTGCCGCCTCAGTATTTACTAGACCGGCCTTCGCCTTAACCTCGACCAGCTTGGCCTTGTATTTAGCAACTCGCTTGTCTATCTCTGCTTCACTGAGGTTCTTCTTTCCCAACCTCGTTCGCATCGCCTTCAATTGGCCTTGGTCTTTCGCCGTGAGTCCAAGCAACTCATCATATTCAGGGAACATTGTCCGGATGTCGTCAACATCAACGGCTGCGACATTACCCTTGAATCTTGCCCGTGACGCATTCTTGGCTGCCGTCTTTCCAGCAGCAGGGCCACCACCAAGCACCACTACTTCTGGACGCTCAACCGGCGTCGCGCCTTTCAGGGTTTTTTCTAGGATCTCGTTGTGGAGCTTCAGTCGTTGTGAGCTATAGATCGGATTACCCTTCTTATCAACACCGACCGAATGTCGCTTCCACGTTTCCACTTCAAGAAGCTGTGGCGGATCTTTAACCGGAACCTTTTTGACTTTCTTAACCGCCTTCTTAGCCACCTCTGGCGGTATCATCTCCAACTGAATGACCTCGACCTGTTTGCGAATTCGTCTACCGTCGGACGTCAGCCGCTGCTCCATCACCACTTTCTTGCGTCCGACTACTCGATACTGCGCCCTATGTGGTAACAGATATTCCGACTCGAACTTATAGGTACTCAGGTCTTTAACCCAGACGCCACGGGCCGGTTTAATCTCCATGACGATTCCCTGTTTGCCTATCCGCGCACCTTCTAACGGATTGATTGAACAGGACTGGAACCCGTCGAGCTTAATCACGTCACCAACTTTAGCGGCCTCGGCAACATCATCGTAGTATCTCGTCTCCACGCCTCGCCATACCAATTTAGGAGGAGGTGGGCTTGGGCCATTCATTGTCGCTCGTTGTATCGCTGCATCCCTGCCGGACAACGGTTGCTGTGGATTCATCCTGAGTCGCCTGTTTATTCTTTTGTATGCACCTGACGTGTAGCTCGCGATGTCTTTCCGTGTCGTCTTTGGCAAGCCTTTGACATACGGGCCATAACTCTCTTCGACCTGATTCTCAAACTTCTGCAAGAGCTTTCGCGGTCCAGTGTCGGAAATCGGCCACTTCGATTTATAGATTTTCTCTGTCCCCTTAACAAGACCCTCGTCGCCCTTCGCAACAAACTTCTCCCACTTTTTTCTGTCAAGAATCTCCAGAGGTTTACCTTTTTCCCACCTCGCGATGATCTCGGCTGCTTTCCCTTCGGCGTTGTTATCCCATAGCACAAGGGTGTCGAAGAGATCATCATCTATGGCCCGTGGAAGAATCTTCGACACTGACGCATGTGTTTCCCTCAAGACCTTCTCTGGGACATAGCGACCAGACCTAGCCGCCCTAGAGAGCATTCGCTTTACTGCTTCATCAGTATCAATCGTCACATAGTTAGCAACTATCTTGGTCGCACCATCTTGTCGGTACGTCTTTACTTTCTTCGCCAGCTTCTCGTATTTGTTGTCACCTGTGCCATCGATAATCACGTTGAGTTTTCGCCTCTGACCTTCTTTCACAATTCGCTTGGCGAGGTCACTAGCTTCTTCATGTGTGATCGCTGCTGCATTTGGAGACTTTACTTTCGTAAGACGTTTGTATTCAGGGAAAAACGTTCTCACATCATCAACATCAACAGAGGCGACATTCTTCTTTACCAGCAATTGTGATGCCTCTTTCGCTGCCGTCTTCCCTGATGCTGGACCGCCACCAAGAACGACCGCGATTGGGTTCTCTTGGGCCGTCGCCTTAACGATAAGTTTTCCGGCCTTGTCTCTGGTTCCCTCCAGCGTGTACTCAAGAATCTCGTCATGGAGCTTCAACCGCTCGGCTGTGTAGATTAAGTTGCCAGCTTTATCGACACCAGTCGTGTGGCGAAACCTCGTTTCGACCTCCATGTTCTCTACTGGTGGTCCCGGTCCCTTCTTTGGTTCTGGCTTCTTCTTCTTGGTGACTTTTGTGGCTTTGCCAGTGGTCGGGGTTGACCTCTTTGTGTCTCCCTCTGGAACCTTCGGCGCACCCTTGCCTTTCTTTACCAGTGCCGTCGAACATCGACACATCGGATGGAGTGGCGGCTGCGGCTCAGGCGTCCCAATCGGATTAGAAAAATAATCGAAAACTCCGACTCGATCCCCATTCTTCGCTCTACAGAATGGGCACAACCGATCATCCGGCGTCGTAATCCACACCTTTTCAAACGCGCCCGGATTCATGTGACCCTGAGCAATTGCCTCTTCCCAGAGTAATTGCTGTCCCTGATTCGACGCTCTCATTAACTCGGTTCTAGCTATTGACCTCGCTCTCGCTTTGAGTAATTTTTTCTGATATCTCGCCACCTGTTTGTCGATGTTGCTTTGGTTGATTCCCTTTGCGATTAAGTCCTGTCTGAATCGCTCAAGCGCAACCTGCTGTCGAGACTGAAGACCGATCTGGCCGAGTAGTTGTTTTTGTATCTTTTGTGGTGTCAATCCCTGTTCAAACCCGTCAGCGATAATGTTCCGAATCACTACTTTCTGATTCTCGCCAACCTTATCAATCAATAGACCAGCCTGACTTCTCGCCCACTTCGTTGCCAGTGGATTCGTTACGTCAAATTGAATAGCTGAAGGATTCGTCAGAACTCGCTCACTAACCGTCTGCGCTGCCTTTGCAACAGTCCCGGTAAGCTGTTCCGTTACCTGTTTCTTCCACTCTTGGCTGTGTTGCTTCCACGTATCAGACGCAATCTGTAACGCCTGTTGCCTATTCCTGTTTTTTAATGCTGACAGGATAGCCTCACGATTGAGATTGGATGACCTCGCAACTTGTTTCACGAACTCAGCTTCAAATCGCGTTACCCCTGAATCCGCAATGTTATGTAGAACCGCCCATCCTGCTACACCAGAAATAATTTCTGTCGCCGGTCCCTGTTTAACAGGAGGTGGCTGGGCGATTCCGTCTGTCACTTCTTCAAGAGCCACTAATATCTCGCCTTCTTCGCATGTCCAAGACGGACAATCTCGTCGTTTAAATTCACGCCATCAGCCCAAACGGTCACAAGCCACCGTCCATATTTGCCCTTCTGTCTCGACACTTTGTCTGCGACTGTTTCAACATACACAGCAGTCGCGCCGTCCAGTGACGCCTTGAGCCAATCCCTCGACCTCTCCCCATCGCGCCTTGTTCTTCCTCTCACTTCTGGAGCATTGATACCCATAAGTCTTCCCGTTGTCTCAAGCGAAATCCCGAATCCAACATCCAAAACCATCTCCATCAAAGTGTCGCCATCATAAACGCGACACGATTGAAGCGGAAACAACCACCGTCGAAAGTAATCAGCTTTCCCACGCATCGTCTTCGCCTAATTCCTTGATTGATGAAATCGCTTTCGACCAAAACCCGTCCGTTGTCACAGTATCGAGGACGCCATCAAACACCGGAAACCCAACAGCGTCACACTTCTGGCAACCCTTACCTGTTCCTGTCGGTTGAACGAAATGGTCAAGCCACGGGGTTCCAAATACGCAAGCGAGTTCGCTAGTCGGCGTCTTGTCGATACCGTCCCACCTTGTCGTATTGTTTTTTCTCTTATTCACGCTCTCACATTATCGCATTACATTTCCTTGGTGCTAACTAATCTCGCCATTCTTCGACCGAGTGCGACCTTTTCAAACGCTCCCGCCACAGAATCCGCTTGGTCGTCATGTCTGGATTCAGGGACAGTACACATTTCGTAAAGCCAGTCCTGATTCCATTCTCCGCGCTTGACCCGAACATTTCCAGCTTCAGCCTGAACCGCAAACGGTCGCCACCTCGTCGTCTTCGCACCGGTCGGACTCTTCCCTTCGTAGTCAAACCCTGCCAACATTCGCATATGATTTGCGACCACACTCTTCCCACTCGAACCCGGCTCCTGTTCCTCTACCACCTTCACACTCTTTCCGTCCATTATGGCTGTCTGGTGAATCGTTTCGTCCACAATTCTAGGACTCCATCTACCGCGAATTACATCCTCGACATAGAAGAGTCCGTCCTTAAATTTGGACACCTTTGTCCCAACCGTATAATCAGGGTCTTTCCCCGGCCTCGCCTCAGTCGCAGCACAGTCCCAAAATCGAGCAGTCGCAACTTTGCCCTCTACCGGCATAACATCAACAACTTGAAACCATGCCCGTTTAAACATCATCCCCTCTTCGGGCTGTGGATTCTGATTGTCCTGTGTTTCAAAATCTCTGCCCTTGATGCGCTTGTCTTCAGCAACTTCCAGCGCACCCTTTCTTTCCGGGCATAGCAATTCGCCAGCCTCGGTCCGTGGGTCTTTAAACCCAAGGCTCGTCACCGATGATCGCTTTGGATCATATTCCGTTGGCAACATCAGCACTTCATACCCAAACTCATCGATCATATGCTGTGCGATGTCGTCCTGATGGCCTCGTTGCATAATGCAGAATCGACAGCCAGTTTTCGGATCATTTAGTCGGCTGTGCCAGACCTTCTTGTAAAACTGATAGACGTTAATCCTCTCGACCTCCGAATGAATCTTTTCGAGATTATGCGGATCATCTAATCCCAAGAAATCCGCACCGTGTCCAGTCACTGTCCCTCCAACGGACGTAGATATCCTATAACCACGAATTGTGTTCTCATAATTCGTCTTTATGTTCTGGTCAGTAGTGAGTCTGAAAACATCTCCCCACCGATCCTGATACCAGTCGCTATCTATCACTCGTCGGCTTAACACCGCATGCTCTGTTGCTAAACCACCAGAATAACTCGCATACATAAATCGAGCCGATGGTTCACGTATCCAGAGCCACGGGTTAAAACAGACTGATGACGTAAGGCTTTTCGTATGCCTCGGTGGAATCAGAATTAACAGGTTCCTGATGTGACGGCTAGCTAGTCCTTCAAGGTGATCGCACACCGCTTCAATATGCCAACCACCCTGAAACGGCGTAGTCGGTTCAACAGTAGGCCAGACCTGCTCAACAAACTTATATAGTCGTCGTTCCGCTAGCTCAGTCTTGATTCTGCTGCGCTCGTTCAGCGGCGATATCGTGGATGCGCTCAAGCTCCTCAAGCTCCTCTGTTGTTAGGTGTCCCAGAGTTTTGTCGACTTCAACTCTGTCGTTCACAACCTCGCCAGCTTCACCCCTTGCCTGTCGCTCTACTTTAACTCCAACCTCAAGCAATCGAGAAACAGACACCAACGACATTTGCGATACCTCTGCCGCAGTCACTGACGTAAGTTTTTCGATAACCTTTCCTGTCAGCACTGCTGCGAGATTGGCGTGTATCTTATTCATTTTAGCAACCGCCTCGACCTGAGACAATCTTGAAAGTCTGTCCTGTTCGTCAACCCACCCCTCGACACGATTCACCCATGACCATTTCGCCGACCATCTCCCCATTAACTTAGCCGATTTTCCTAACTCCCTGCCTACTTTCTCCTGACTGCGGGTCGTCCCCATATCCCGATAGGTAACAAACGCCTCAAATGCTTTTCGGCTTTCATTGAACTGTCGCTCCCACGGAAAACGAGTCGAGCTTTCCCTCGCCTCCCTGAGTTCCTCGACCCGTTCAGACTTAACTATCGATACCACCTGTTTCATTTATTTACTTTTCGTTTGTTCGCTAACTATCTTCGGAACTGTATTGTTCCACGTAACAGAATGATGCAATCTACGATGAGTATCACCCATTGTTTTCACCGATACCGATGAAGGTTGAAACATAACGCTATAGAATGACTTCACGTAGGTTCCCTGATCGAGATAAATGCCTGTCATACCACCACCTGACGCCTGAGTCTGCGCTTGCACTAAACTACAGAACGGGACAGTAAACATAAGTAAGCCCTTACTGGCTCCATGTGTGTACACGTTCACGTCTTCATTTATCCTGCCGTGGAATTTAAACTCCCTCTCGGTCGAGCAGATAAACGAGTTCATACATTTTCTGAAGAGTGTCGGATGTTTCGCCATTCTGTTGTTCATTCCACCAATGAAATCTCCACCCTGAGCCATTGCCATGCTAGCGGCATTAGTTGACTTGTAAAACTCCAGCAACCGCTCAAACACTTTGTTTAGATTATGAATGCGCCTAGGCTTGCGAAATTCCGTGTCATACATCCTGTATTCAAACATCTGATAATCATCGTCCAACTCAATGAAGTATGTATAGTTCAGTCTTTTGGCTATATCGAAACACGCATTCCTCGCATAGACGATGCTTTTATCACCGCTGAAATTGTCTCCGATGTCGAAGGTTTTAACTGTTTCAGCCTTGTTGAACATTTCCACGCGAGGAAAGTTGTCGTAATACTCGTCGCGTTGACTGTCTTCGTCATCTATAACGATAACTACTTCACCCGTGTATCCATGCTTGTGTAATGATTCAACAGTGCGAACATTATCGGCCCTTCCATGTGACAACACAAAGACACAAAAATTATTCTCCGTCATTGTTTGCCAACTCTTGAAAGTCCTCATACAACTTCACGAAACCCTTTTCTATAGCTTTATTAAAGTCGATAATAACCAATGCTGAATCTTCCATGAGTTCCTGTACTGGCTTGTCGCTGTGAGCGTAGAAGTCTGCGATCTTGGAATAATCAAACACGACGTGCCGTTGTGCTGCAACAATTAAGAAATCCTTGTCTCGCTCACTGAGTTCACTGTCCACGATTGCCGCTTCGAGTTCTTTGTATTTCTTGGTGTCATACAATTCCGACACCAATGGCTTATCTCGGTTTGGTTCATAAATGGGACTGTCTACCTTGGACGAATACTCATTAGCTTGAATCCCTTCCTCTTTCGCCTCTTGAAGTAAATCGTCAAGCTCACCTTCGTAAAAGAATGCCGACATGTCGACGTTGTCAGACATGTCTTCCGTTAATTGCTCAATGTCCCATTCAGCTAGTTCTGCGGCCCTGTTGTCATACATGGCGAGGTCGCGCTTCTGGGCGTCTGTTAAGCCAGTGCGACGGACGGCGATTACTTCCGACCCATTTGTCTCAATGACTTTCAGCTTTGTGATACCAGCCTCTCCAGCAGCTTCAATGGTGGCATTCCCCGCAAGAACTTGGTTGTTCTCATCAATGACAATGGACCGACCAGCCCCTACTTTGTTTAACGCATCGACAATCATGCCAACATTTCGAGACGTATGTTTCCTTCTGTTTTTAGAATCAGGGACAAGATCCTTGATGTGAACCGGAGCCTTCGTCACAGAACCTCCTTACCATCTAGATTTTTTATCAACATGAGGAGCAAACGTTAATTCCCCGTTCGCATCGTCGCCGTGAACGTCAAGAATGTGTCGCTGTAATTTCACGTGGCAGGACCGGCAGACCGCTATCGAATTTTTTAAACTAACCAACCCACCCAGACTCCGAAAGGTCATTTCGTGCATTTCTTCAGCCCGATTTCCACACACTCGACATAGGTTGTTCTCGCGCAGAAAGACACGTTCACGCACCCACGATACCCATGCGCTGTTCTCGGCTTTCTTTTTTCTCTTTTCGGTTTTTCTTGAAACGGGCTTTGGGAACTTCAACGTCCCCTTAGAACGGGATGTCTTCAACTGTCAGACCTTTTCCTTGTCTGCTTTCGCTTTCCTCTGCTTCCTCACGGATAGATTTTCGCTGGTATTCACTGCCAAACGGATCGCGTTCCTGTGCTTCTAGGCTATTTGTTACTTGACTACCACTGCTGAGAAGTCTCACTTGATTGGCTTT